ATGATGATAGTTTCTGCTACTAAAATGGCAGCAGATATAGCAACTTTTGGTTTAAGCAGAAAACTATTTGGAGGATTCTATAAGATAAATCAAGATGCTGCAAGAATAGAATACACAAAATATATAGAGCAACACCCAGAAGCTAAAGATATGGAATTTGAGGATTTTGTAGAAATGAAGCAAAGACAATTAGCTTCAGGTTTAGCAGAATTTAGAGCTTTATTATTAATAGCTATGCTAGTATTTGCAGCTGGAGGAGATTGGGATGATGATGGACATCCAGATTATAGAGATAATTATGCTTTAAGACAATTATATAAAGTTATATTAAAAGCTCAAATGGAATTAGGATTTTCTACTAACCCTAAAGATGTTATTACACTATTAGGTAAAGGACTTTTACCAATTAGTAAAGTACTTGTTGATATAGCCAATACATTTGGTAATACTGTTGATGAATCCAGAGATATAGTATTTGGAGAGAATAGCCCTCAAGATAAAACACCTGTAGGATATTATTCTACAAGATGGATTAAAGGAGTAAATGGTTTAAGAAAAACAGTAGACTGGTTCTATGAACAAGATAAAACTCCAGCAGGAGCAAAATAATTAAAAGGGGTTGTTAAAACCCCTTTTTTATTTAAAAAGGAAAGTCAGGATCATCAAAAGTTCCAGGATCTTTTAATACTAATTAGATTCTTTATCTTTAAAAGTTCTGTTACACATTCACAAGACTCACTCCAGCCATCCACAACATCACCAAGTTGGATTAACTTATCATTAGCATAATCAAAATTACTTCTCTCAAGACATTGTAGGAGACCTTTATAGTTTCCATGAATATCTCCCATTACAAATGTTCTCATTTTTTCTAATTAAAAAATAGGGTCAGTCCCCACTGACCCTATAACAACTAACTAACTAAATTCTTTATTCAAAGTTTTTTACACTATAAAACATTATATTTACTTTTACACCAGTACGATCATTATAATAACTACCTATCTTTTTAAATCCTAATCTCCAAAGTAAAAATCTATCAGATATAGAAGTAAAGTTGGTAAAATAAATTAAATTTCTTAACTGATAAAGAGCTTCTTTATAAAAGGCATGTTTAATCTTTTCTTTAAATTCTTCTTTACTCATATAGGTTAATTCTTCTTTTCCTACACGCCATAATTGTACTGTACTACATGTACCATCTAATTTTTGTATCTCCATTATATCAATTCTTTTAAGTTATAAATTCTTTTGTAACCTACATCATATCTTCTATTATGAGGAGCATCCATTAAAAAGGTACATATACCTGCATTATTCAATTCCACAAAATTATGAAATGAATCATCTACAAATATATCAATACCTGATTGTTTAGTTACTTCTACTTTAGATTGTCCAAAACCTACTGAATAAACAGGAACAGTTGCAAAACCATTTTTTTGCAACCATTGTTTAGTTAATTCAACAGGTACACTACGTGATGTAATATAACAATGAGGTTCAAATGGAATTTCAGAAGGTTGTCTTTTAACAGGAATATTTAAATAAAACTCATTTAATTCTTCTGGACTAAATGATTCAAAATGTTTCTTATTAGCATAACTAAAATTCCAGTTTTCTGGTATTGGATAACCAAATTTTTGAGACCATGCTCCTACCCAATCACAAAGGACTTCATCAATATCAAGTCCTATTTTTTTATGTGTTAGATATCCATGTGGTCTATCATCTCCTTCAGGATATATTTTGTAATAGGAAACTAATCCTAAAGCATTCCATGCAGCATGAGCCATATGTAATAATCCTGAATGATTTTGACAATTTCCTTTTTTACATCCTTCACATTCAGGATCAAAGTCATAGTCTTTACCTTGTTCAAAAGCAGCAATATGTCTCTTCAATGACCCCATCATTCTACTCCACTTCATTCCATTTTCCCAATTTCTAGGAGCATATTTAGAAGCACCCATTGTAAATATTTTTGCTAATTGTTCCATAGCAAAAGGTTCAAACAGATCATATCTTACTTTATCCTTGTCGTGTCTTACGCCTTGTTTTTGAGGAATTTCTTCCATTCTTTAATTTATTATATTCTTCTAAGACTTCATATTGTCTTAACGAAAGTCTTGTAAATGAAACATCCCCGTATTGAGGATGTTTCACTTTAATATTCAATTCTTTGTTTGTATCCATTTACTGAACATTTAGCAGTAAGTAAATTCTGGCAGCTATTTTTAATAAATTAGCTTCAGCTACTTCACGATCCTCATAAAATAGAATTTCAGCAGTAGCCAAATCCTCTTTAATTTTATCAAAGTCACCGTCTATATATTTAGAGGGTCTTACTTTTCTATCAGCTACAATACCTTCTACTTCTTCAGCAAATAGTTGAAAATCTGTCTTTTCAACAACTTCTTCAACTTTTGGTTGCTCAGAGTTTTTACATTTACTATCTGCACAACAGATAGCTTTTGGTTGTTCTACTTCTTCTGTAACGTCTGGTTGTTCTACAATACCTGGTGCTTCAGTTACAACTTTAGTTTCTTTTTCTTCTTCACCAAATAAAAATCCTTTAACCTTGTTTAAAATATTTTTCATTACCAATATTTGTTTTTATTCTCGTTATAATTTAAAATTTCTACATTAGGATCTGGTATATCATATAATTCTGCATCATCTGATAATACAATCGCTAATTTTTTCTCTAAACTGTCTTTTAAAGATGGATCTTTGTTAAATATTTTCCATCTTAGGCTAACAGTACTATCAGCCTGATATTTAGGAAACCACTTCTTAACATATTCTCTATCTATTTTAGAATAGGCTCCTTTTTTAAACTTTTCTACAATTGATAAGTATTCAGGTATTATTCTGAATACAAATACAACTTTTCCATAAAGATTATCAGGACAATCATATTCATAACTGAATAAAGGATGATTTCTTAATCTTTCACAATACCATTCAAATTCTTTAGTAAATTTGAATGGATTAAATAAAAGAAAAAGATTATCTTCTATAATTATGTCATAGTTATCATCACCTAAATAAGCATTGACAAATCCATTATCCATTAATTGTTTATAGTCTTCCTGATAATTCATACCTATAAGAGGAAGAAGAAATAAAGTAGTTTTATTCTTCTTTATAACTTCCTTCTTATGTTTCGCAAGTAAATGCATCTATCTCCACAATTCCATCCTTTTCAATAATAATTTTCTCATAATTCCAAACATCATTCTCTATATGCCATGCTAAATCTTCTAAAAGTTGTTTACAACCTTTATAATATATACCATCATTACTTTTACCACCATACCATCCACAAAATAAATCATTAGAAGTACATTTGTAGACTAACGGAGTGCCTATATATTTAGTAGACTCTACTATAAATATAAAAGGTAAAATAGTATAACTTTCTAATTCTGGTCGTATATAACGAATATAGTATTTTACAGCTTCTGTGTAAAAAGCTGCTTGCAAATCATACCTGAATTTTAGAAATGATTTTGGAAAATTATTTACATGAAATCCTGTTGTCTTTAAATCTTTTATTTGAATAGTCTTTTTGGTATGATTTATCCATAAAGAATCTAATTTAGATTTACAGTCAAACGTGTTATATTTCCAGTATATTTCAAGTTGATTTAGAATCTCTATATCTGAACTATAGTCTGTTTTTACAAGTTCTTTTCGTGTATAATTATTGTTTAATAAAGATAAATATACACTTTTAGCTGTATTATATTGATCAAGAGTTAATATTGTTTTGTTACTACAATTCTGTAATTGTTTGTAATATTCAATTCCTTCTTTCTCAAATTTACTCATTACAGTAGCAAGAGAATCTCTTTTAAAACCTACTTGTTCATAAGCATATTCTTTAGTAGATTTTTCAGGAAATTGTCTCTGTAATTCTGAATCATTATCTGCTTTAAATAAAATATCACAAAAAGTTCCAAGTTGCCCAGATGGACGTATCAGATCAATATTACAGAATTTCTCATTAAATGTATCTGGTTCATACAATAGTGTATCTACTGCAGAACCAATTTTTAAAGCTTCTGAATCTTCATCAAAATCTTTATTTAATTGACTTTTGTAATATTGAGGACCATAACTGAAATTAGTTAAGGCTGATTGAGATATTGCATTAACTTCATAATAATTACTCATATCCAGCTTCTTGAAGCTTTTTCAATAATTTGAACATGTCTTCTTCCTGTAAAATTACATATTTTTCACTAGGTTTTTTACCTTTAGAGTGGAATATCATTTTTACATTTGATCTCTCTACTGCTGTTGGTGGATAATTTTGTTCTAAAGTAGTTTGCATTTCTTCAAACACTTCAGAATAATTTATAGTTGCTTTAACTTTTTTTGCTTGTACATTATAAGGTATAAAAGCTAAATCTACCTTACAACTATCTAGTACTCTACTTGCCGCTCGTGATGTCTTACAGAAAGTATAGCCAAGAGACCTAAATCTCTTGGCTAAATATCTTTCATAATTATGACCTTTCTGACGATTGGCTTTGCCATTTACTTTTCCCATTAATACAAAGTATACATTCCTTCATAGTTGAATGAGAAAACTTCTGTTGCACCAAACTCACAATTACATAAATAATCTTCTTTTTGATGTTTTTCTGCAAAGAATTTCTTCCTTGACTGAACATAAGCTTTCAAATATTCAGCTATTTTCACTCCTTCTTCAATCTCTGTTTCTGATTCACCAAAATTAGTTTTATACTCATTCAGTAATGTATTAAGATTATAATTAGAAAGTTTTCTGGAAATAATTTCCTTCTTATACTTTTCACAAAATCTTATCATAGCCAGACAAATAAATAACCAATTTGAAGTCTTGGTAAAATTCATTGTAGCATGATGTAATCTAAATTCTACTGTTTCAGACTTACTGAATACTGTAGGAACAAGATTGATATAACAATATCTTGAGTGGATATTCCATTTTTGTGCTCCTGAAACATCTTGAGGATGCTTATAGGAGTTAAAGTGATATTCAAGATCTTCATATCTACCACACAAAAACATAAATATTTCATTAAAATACTTGTTTACAGAACCTTCAAAATCTTCATTCTTTTGACTATAAATAGTATTAGAAGCTAATTTTAAATTAGGTAACATTTGACAATAGTTTTTACTACTGCCAAGATATGTTACCTGGTCCTTCTTATAAGTAGGAAACATCTCGAAAAGTTCTTTTTGCAGCTTATATGCAAGCATATAAAATGCAATAACAAATAACTTTTCTCTTCTGATTCCACCTATATGAATGTGCATACTACATTTTTGATCTGCACTACACCTCTTAGTTAACTCTTTAGTAATTAACTTTAAGGTTTGTAATCCTTCAGCACCCTTTAGAGGAACTGTTGTATATTCATATCCATTGATAGAACCGTCTTTAAGAGGTAATAGTCCAAGAGGACCTAATAAGTGCTCTGGTATAGTACCTGTTGATGTTTCAAACTCAATTCCAAAACTATAATGTTTTATAAACTCTGCTGCTTTTTTAGTGCTATCATCAATAGTAATTGAATCTTTGTTGTTAGAATACTCTTGAACTGCTTTAATAAAGGTAATATTACCACTGTTTGCACTATAGTCTATTACTTTATTTGGGTAGTTCAATTTTTTCTTTTGCATTATGTATTTTAACTCTTCGTTAGTTAATTTACTTTTATTGTACCAAAATTGATTATGGTTACATTCTATATATCCAAGCTTCTTGGCAAACTCTGCATTTTTACATACTAAGTGCTCAAGGGGAGAACTATTATGTTTTTCAAGCAAATATACATTAACAAAAGGATCTCTTTTAAAGTAGACCATTTTATTCATATCATCTGCAATACCTCTTATAAGATTAGGATCTTTATCCAGTCTTGATTTTAAATCATAAGACTGAGTATCATAGTTATATCCTATTAACGGTGAAGTTATTCTGAACCATTTTTCTTCACCATTATTATTTTTTATAAGGAAGCATGATATATTCGGTTGATAGTACTCTCCAGAAATTCTTCTTGTATTTTCTCTTGGTACTTTTTTTCCATCAAATGTGGTTACAATCTGCTTCTTCACGTTTAACATTTGCAATGCCATCTTTAATATAAAATTTGTTTTTCTATTGGATCTACATTATCTTTTTCATCGGCTTTTTCAACGGTATCTTCCTCATCTTGTAGATCTGTACCTTCAGATTGATTATTATACCAACCGTTTAAAAAACCCCATGTTACATTAAGTCTTGCCTTTATTTTTCCAATAATGCCTTTCTTTTCATCATCTGTAACAGGATTAAGTTTCTTAATATTATGTTGTATTTCATTCATTGTATCAAGAAGAACATCAATAGCTTCCTCTTCCTTATCTGTATACTCTTGTTCATCCTCAACAATCTCTATATCTTTATTGATAACAGGTTCTTCTTGAGGAACATTAGGAGCCCAAGTAGCATTCATGTCAGCTTCTACATCAATTTGAGAAGTAGATTGATCAAAAATTGGCAAATTTTTGGGTTCTTCTTTCTTTTTACCATTAAAGATCTCTTCAGCAAGTTTAATATCTTTTACAGTTATTTTTACAAGCTCACCATCTTTAAAGGTATAAATCATGTTAGAGAACATAGGGAATATATCTCCATGCGCCCTTCTCATTGAAAGACCATCATGAGCATCAGGATATTTACTGAGAGGAGCATGAACAAAACCTCTGATATATTTGCATATAAAACCAGAATTCAAAATATGGTATACCTGATTATCATACTTCATTTTTACATAACAATAACTCTTTTCAGGTCCTTTATCAAATTCTGCTTTAAGTACATCAGCATCAATTTTATTCTTACATAATAAACCATTGATGAAATAATACCATGATCCTTTAGTTTCACTATCTACAGATCTACCATTATCATCCAGAAACAACTTAGCAATCTCATTATTTTTACCAAGCATATGACCATTTCTGTGATATCTACCTTGCCAGAAATATACCTGATCACCCATAATTGAAGGATTATAGATAGCTTTCTTATTTTCTTCGTCAAGCTTGACGTTATTAAATGCCCATTTTCCTATAGTTGTACTTGGTTTGTTATTCAGAACTTTAGATATAGTTGTTTCTATTGATCCAGCAGAAGGCGTAGATTTTCCAGAGTTTGTAGTGAAGGGAGTTTTAAGCTGTGTTCCTCCACTACAGCAAGAGCTTACTCTTTCATCTACCCAATTATCTGCACCATCCAAATAAGATGAACTACTTGAACTATATGTTTCTGCTACTACTGCAGATCTGTCGTAATTAGCTATTTTAGCCTTTAAGTTTATAAATTTACCATTTTGTATCATGATAAGTTTATTACACTCAAATGAAAATACAGACTTTTTATCACCTCCAATAGAATATAGTGCGTCTGCAATTGATGAAATATAGATCTGATTTTTTCCAGGTACTTTCCAGTAAAATAAAGGTCTTTCTTCTTCTGGAGAAGCACTGGAAGGATATTTTTTACTTTTACCTTTAAATATGTATAGTGTATTCTTTTTACCTACAGGGTAAAATAAAAATGCACCATACCCTTTATATTCACTGAATACTTTAAGATTCTTTTTGTCTTTGGCAAGGATAGTACCAAAAGCAAGACTATCTACATTAATATTCTTTAAGTCAACATCATAATCTCTGGCAAGATCTCTATAATTAAGAATCTGACCATTATGGGCAAAAATTAATTTAGGGTCTGTGTCATTATCTGTTTCATAAATTTCAAATGGGTGAGCATTTTCTTTGCTGTTAGATCCCATTGTAGATTTTCTTGTGTGTCCTATAATAGTATAGTTATCTGAGCTTGTTAGTGGTTCATACTCCATTTTTTGAGCAAATTTTGACCACTTAGCTTCATCACCTATACCTTTATATACAGAATCGTTATATGCTATACCACAAGAATCTTTACCTCTTTCTTCATTGTATATACCAAGAATGTTAACCTTATCCATATTAGGTGGAGTATCACCACAGTAGGCAATTAAACCACAAAATAATACTTTTGGGTTACTTTTCTTCAAAATATATTTTGCAAAAAAGAAATGTATATAATTAATTAATACAATTAAAATAGTTAGTTGTGCTGTTAGAAACATGTTGTTATTATACTAATATGTTATTTAATTTTATGTTAAATTCTTCGCAAATTTCAATTGCAAAGTCTTCGTTTTGATTATTGATACATGAGTTAATACTCTTAGCTAAATCAGAATTACTATCAATTCTCATTCCATTATTGTAAGCTTCTACAGCTTGTTTGATTCCATCAAATAACCATTTGATATTTTCAAGAGAAGTTGTCCAGAAATTACTTAATACTCTGTATTCTACTCCAAATTCAGTAAATCTGAAGCAACCAGCTTTTCCATACATTTTTCTCCTTTCAGTATCAGTATCTAATAAGATACTGGGAACACCAAGGAATAAGTCCATTAATTTTATTAATTCAATATTTGTTTGAGCATCAGGGTTTTCATAACCTATATGAACATGACCACCAGCAGTTCTTAAATTCACATCTTTACGTGAAATTACATTTACTTCTTCAGTCCATGCATTAAAATCAGGATCACACAATATGTTATCTATAGAGTTTTTTATCTCTATATTCTATAGTTATAGTATTTCACTATAGTTCGGCATATATTTTCTTCCTTATTTCTAAGGATAGGGATACTCTTGGCAGAATTATATTCTCTTATGAGTTTCATCTGCTATGCTCTACACTACTTAAATATATTATTATTTAAGTTAGCACGGTATTTAAGTAAGCATTAAATTTTGCTTCTATCCAAATAATATCAAAATAATTTGTACTTCTTATTCACCGTTTTTACCCCTTACAGTTTGTTTAATTACTTAAACAATGGGCTGTGTCCAACCAAATGTTCTTGCCTGTTCTGTATCAAGATGTTCCCAGTTAAAATATGCAGAAGGAACCATTTTAACTTCAAGACCTTTAGGTTCTACAATACCACGAATATGATCCAGTACAAACTGTATATCATTATGTATTTTTGTAGGATTATCTAATGTTGTATATGGTACATTAAATTCTACCATTACGTTATCTTCTTGAATTGCATATCCACCATCTTTAATTTTTTTAGGAGACCATTTATCTCCACCAATTATTCCACAAGCAGGATAAAATTCATTATTGTCTTTCTTAACCAGGAATCCTTCAGGATCAGTACCAACTGTTACGGTACTAATATTAATACTTCTCATCTAATTGTTCTATTTTTAATAGTTTTAAAATTGTTTTTATTGAAAATTCATCGTAAATTTCTTCAGGATGATGTTGTACAGCATGAATTGGATAATCAGAGTGTCTGATACCTTCTATCGTTCTATCACCATCTTTAGTACATTGTAATGTTATAAGCAATCCTTCTCCAAGCTTTCTGATAGCTTGATGGTGCATTGAATTTGTTTTAAATTTAATACTACCATTTAATTGCTTATTATTAATAGGATCATAGTATTGTGCTACTGTATGAACTTTTTCAGTTCTATAATCGCTTTGTTCATGATCACCACTTATATGTTGGTTAAGACTACCTCCAAAATGTACGTTTAGTGTTTGTAAACCTCTACAGATACCAAATATTGGAGTACCTTTTTTAATATACTGAGGTAATACATTTACGTCAAAAAACTCAAGTACAGGGTTAATATTACCTGTCATCAAGTGAGGTTTTTGTTTATATCTTGTAGGATTTACATCTGCACCACCAGGTAGTACAAGAAGATCAAGTTCTTTTAATACTCTTGTAGGAGATAGTATTTCTACATCTCCGAAGTTATTAAAGAATTCATAATATGGAGTAGTGATTCCTATTGAGTTATCACCTACTTTCCATCCTACGATGCCTATTTTTTTTCTTTTGTTAAATTCCATGTTTTAAAACATTGTTTTTATTATTGTTGATATTGGTTGTGATAATACTTGTTTTACTATTGGTACAGGTATAAAACCATTACCGTTAGATACAAATTTATCCCCCCCTGATTTTCTTATAGAACCATTAATATAAAACCCCCTTTTTAATCTGTCTATTGTTTGCTTCTTATCAAAAAATCTTAAAGGTCCGATTGTTCCTACTATGGAAAAAGTACTTGAAAATCTCATTGGATAATTAACAAAAGATTTCAAATGTGCTATTATAAATAGCTTAAATTTATCTTCTTTAGGATTTTCTTTTACTAAATCAATGAAATATTTTACTAAGTCTTCATTCATACCTGTATATAGATATCTTATAGCTTGAGATATTGCTAATCCATGGTATGAACTAACAATTTTACTTTTTTCTATATCAATAACTATTACTTTTTTACTATTAGTATGAAGTTCTAGATTTTTATGAGGTTTTCTTATTCTCCTATTAATTTTACAAGGAAATCCTATCTCATTAAGATAAGTGATATATTTTTCAACATCTTTTTCTTTACATCTTAAATAAGATACTGGAACAAACATTCTTATTGTCTTAGTTGAACGATTAATAAATTGAGATCTAAGATAAGAACAACAATTACCATAATTATCTTGTTCAAAACCATTTTTTAATACATATCTGCTATATCCGTAATTATGTACTGTTTTCATTATTTGAAGTATTTATTAGATAAAAAATTATCAGTAACTCCTATCATATATTGTACAGCTTCAGAACCAATACTCATTAGTTCAGGATGCCATTGAATAGCTAAAGCATTAATTTTAGGATAAACTGTAATTTCAGGTTCTCTATAATCAACTCTTGTCTTTGCAAATTCATAATCTACATCATCACCATCACAGTGATATGCAGATAAGCATTTTGCATAACCTATCATTTTATAGTCTTCACCTTCTTTTAAACCTGTTATTTTTTCATCTATCAGAAATTGCTGATGATGTAGTGAATTAATTGTAATGATTTTATTATCATAAGTATACATTTTGTGAGATCCTGGATGTGTGGAATCCTGTACAAGTTTACCACCAGCCATTGCAGTAAGAAGCTGACCTCCTCTGCAGATACCTATCATAGGTATTTCTTTGTTTTTGAAATACTTATAATGCATTAATTCAAAGTTATCTCTTTGAGGATTTGTGTATGTACTTGGATTTGGTACTTCATTATAGAAAGAAGGATCAATATCTTCACCACCTGTAAATAGTACTAAATCAGCATCTTCAGGTCTATTACATACTTTTATATCTAAATCACTAAGCCATTTAGCATTATGATGAGGAGTTCCCCATACTACATATATATTTTTACTCATTATTTTTATTAAACTTCTTTAAAATTATTTTTGGTAATGTTTCAATATATTTTTGTAAAGTTACAGTACCAAATGAAGGAGCAGAATTTGTTTCTACTACAATAAAATCACATTCTGGTCTAACTTTACCTTTACTATCTTTAGCAGATTGTACTCTTAAATCAATAGCTCCAAAGTCAAGACCTACTGCTTTAATAGCTTTTACACATTCTTTAACAATTTCATTCCAGTTGACAGGTTTATCAAATTGTTCATTTTCTTCCATTATCCACACAGAATTACTATCATTTCTAAACCATCTGTCTTTTTGTGGAGTAGATTCTTTAAGCATTTTTCTGCATGTATAAAAACAACCATCTTCTGTAACGTGTAATCTATACTCTCTTGAGTAGTTATAAAACTTTTCAGCAATATAGTCTGTTACAGTATGTGTAGATAACCAATTATTTAATTCTACAGCCGTTCTGATAAGAGTATTACCTTTACCTCTACTACCGAAATGAGATTTTAAAACAATACCTGATTCACTATGTTCATTGAAGAACTGTTTTACCTGCTCTTTAGAAGAAGGTTGAATCCATATTGCAGATCTAACATTACCTTGTGCAAAAGCTTTTTTCATCTTTAGTTTAGAAGATGATGTAATAATTGCATTTACTGTATTTATCTCTATTCTTTTTCCACCCTTAGATTCAGTATCTGGCAATTCAGTTGTAGAACCTAATCTTATTACTGCTTTACAAGGAAGTAAAGGTAATTTTGTTCTTAGGTCATTATGTGAAGGGTGTCTGCTCCTAACTTTAGGACGAAATTTATTTACACTTTTCATATCTGTTTATAATTTGTTTTTTATTGCTTGTATTCTTATCATAAGTAAATCCAGTCAAACCATGATGGCATTCTTTTCTGAGCAGCTTATTATAAGAAGGTTGATTAATTATTATTTTTTCTTCAATTAAATCTTTAAATTTATTAAAAGCTTTTATACATTGTCTAATATCTTCAATTATACCAAAAGATACAGAAGCATCAAAGCCTAAATCTTTAATTTTTGTATCTGGTATATCAGTTCTTAAAATACTAATTACATCTCCACAGTCATTATAAAAATAAGATAAAGATCTTACAATCATAATAAACATTTGAAATACATATGGTGTTTCAAACCATTGTTTATCTATTTCAAATACAAATTGAAATCCTTTATCTTTATCGAAAACACTTGTACGATAAGTCTCAAATAGTTTGTTTTTATCTATAGCTACTACTTTTGTCTCATGAAATCCTATTTTCTTTTCAACATCATTTAACATAGATAGAGTATTATCTAACCATCCTTTAAGATTCTCATTAACAACAAGAATATACACTTTTTCATCTTCTGCAGGTATAACCTTTCTTGCTAATACTCTTTGTGTAGGATAACTGTGAGATAAATTTTCTACATCATGATTTAAAATAACAATTAAATTACACGTCAATATATCTCTACACCTTGTTACGGGTATAAGTGATGTAAACTCATCTTCACTATTTTTTTCTAATAATGAAAATAAAGTAGTTCTTTCTTCACCATAGGCACAGCCATACGGATGATTTATTTTTACTTCTTTCATTATTTAAAATTTACAATCCCTGAATTGTTATGAATATTATGTATAGTGGTATAATTTTCATACTTTTGTTCCCTTATAATACCTTTTAGAAGATTAGTAATATTAGATTTTGCATTTCTTACATACATAACATCATTACTACCTATAGTTTTATACTTACCTTCAGCAAATGAGTTGAAGAAAGATTCTAATTCTGAACCATCATAACTACAACCTACTCTAAGTATTAAAGTAAAGAAACTGAATAAATGAGGTATTTTTGTCCACTTTACATTAAATTTTATTACCAGTATTTTACCAGTACTATCAACTTCAACTACTGATTTTTTATCAAAACCAAGCCTTTCTTCAAGTTTGTTTAATAAAGACATTAAAGAAGGAGCATATTCAGTTACATCATTCTTCTCATTATCCATACCAATTATCATGGTATCTTTTAAAAATGTTCCTGTATTTTCCCATGTAAAACCATAAATACTGGCTTTACTTTTAATAGTTTCAGACCATATTATATCAGTAAGAAAATCTTTACATCTTACAGAAGGATGTTTACTTTTTAAATTACCTTTTGTATCTTCTTCTAAAAATGAATATAAAGGTCCTTTTGTATAAATTTCTGCATAAGGACCTCTATTTGCAAAATCTACTTTTCTATTACCATTTGATACAGAATTCAATTCCATTGTTTTTTGCTATTATTTCGTTTATTTTACTAAAATGTTTATTTCCAAACCACCCTCCTTTATTTGCTGATAGAGGACTTGGATGATTTGCTGTAAGTATTGGATGTAGATTAGGAGATATAAATTTCTCAAATCTTTTTGCATGAGCTCCCCATAAAACAAATACAACACCTGGACATTTCCAGTTTATATAGTTAATCATGTGCTCTGTAAATTCCCTCCAAACTTCAGAATGGGTTCCTGGATCACCTTCTTCTACAGTTAGTGCTGTATTTAAAAGGAGTACTCCTTGTCTTGCCCATCTATCAAGACTAAAATCATCATGCAGGTCTAAATCCTGTTCAGGATATATATCATCCCTTACTTCCTTTAGAATATTCTGCAATGATGGTGGACAATATCCTTTTATACCGCTACTAAAAGCAAGACCATCAGCTTGGTCTTTACCATGGTAAGGATCTTGTCCTAATATAACTACTTGTAAGTCATCATATCTACAAGCATTGAAGGCTCTAAAACACTTATCCGGTTTAGGATAAATTACTTTACCTATACTTTTTCTATGTCTTAAATATCTGAATATCTGATCTCCTTCAGTTGTAGTTAATTGTTGACTTCTTACTTCTCTTGTAAAAAATCTGTAAATTATTTCTAACCATTTAGGGTCAGTAATAAATTTACTTAATTCTTCTTTAGTAATGTTCATGTTAAGAATATAAAATTACACTTACGTCTTTATCAGAAGGATGTATTGTTATAAAGTAACCCAATGTAACAAATCCACGTCCTTCTAATGGTTTTTTGTTAAATAAAAATAATTCAGCATTATGTCTTATAACAAGATACCAAATATTTTCTAATGGGTAACTATCTACAATTATAGTTTCATCTGATCTTGATGCATTAAACATATATCCTTTAAAAGGATTGTTTCCATCAGGATCTAAAACAGGGTTTTTTATTGGTTTATAGTCAGTAACCCAATTGCTAAAGCCTATCTCTTTCATTTAATTAATTTCTTTATTAGTTCTCTGGTAGATTCTTCGCCAAAAGCTTTATAGAAATCAGAAATATCTTTTGTATTAGATTTTTTAGGGGTGAATAATGGTATAATACCATGCTCTTTCCATAAATATCTTGCAAATTTCATTCCTGCTTCATCTCTATCATATAAGCTATATAGCTTTGTAAATCTACCTTTAATATGTCTTATAAAATCAGGATTAATATAATTACCCTCTGCTTGAGAAGCAACGGCATTTACATTTATACTATATAAGGTCATGACATCCTTCATAGCTTTAGTAAATACAATTATTTCACCTTGTTTTGGTAATTGATCATATCCTTGAATATCCTGCTCATTTGTAGCATTAGTTCTCCATTTAGAGAATTTAGAGCCAAACGGGCGATATATTTTTTTATTTCCTGTTCTTGGAAAAAAGTATTCATAAATTGGTTGATATTCTGTAGAATTCCAAAATAGGTACTTATTTTTAAATACTTGTTGTACAGCAAAAACATTGTATTTTTGCAGTATTTCTTTGGTTATACCAAAGCTTTTCCAATACATCAGGTCTTTTTCATTGAACTCTCTCCTGATAGTATCAAATACTACAGGTTGTTTTTTCGTTGGTTCTACTACAACTTTTGGTTGTAGTACTAACTTTTCTGTGATTTTACTACCTCTATAGATTCCTAAACCAAGATTAAAATCTTCATTTATTTTTCTAAGGGCACTTGTGAAGTCAAGATGAAACATATTTTTAACAAATGTGAATACATCTCCTCCTCCTCTGGCAAAATCATTATAGTAAAGCTTTCCTTTTCCTTCGTTGTAGTAGACATTAAAAGATGGATTATTATCATCATCTCTTAAAGGAGAGCAGAAGCTCTCTCCAAGATTGAAATCATGACCAATATACTTTCTAAATATATCTTCTTCAGATATATATCTTAGTATATTGTCTGTTGTGAGTTCACCTCGGACATTTTCTGTTGTAAACATATTACCATTCTACTGATCCTGTAGAATCACCTGCACTTGGAGTTTCTTCCAGTTTGGTTAGTTTCTTCAGGTCATATTGGTTGGTTGGATCATACTTTAGTGAAGTATTTTCATCTGAAATCTTAGCTTCTTCTGCTACATCAGTAATAGCTTCTGCAAAAGGTGGTAGACCTAAAGTAGTTTTTACTTTAAGTTCATCTTTAGAATTCTTATATTCTTCACCAGTAAATTTCATTCTTAATGTTTTACCAGAAAGAACACTATTCAGCTTTGTTGCATATTCTGAAAGAGTATCCGCTTTAATTCCATCAAGGATTGCAGCTTTAACTACTTTAGTACCGATATGTTTAATTTTTGTCATAGAGCTAGGCATACCTTTCTCTGACATATAAAAACGTACTTTAGTACCAAATTCAGGAGCTACTCCTGTTTTATGGAAATTGATTTCAATATATGGTGAACCCTGTGCTGGTGTTACACCTTCAATACCTGCAATTGTTACGTTATGGTTAACTCCAGGTTTTAGATATGAGGTTGTAGCCTCTTTTACTCCACTTGTTGTAAATGTCATGATTATAAATTAAATTAATACTTATTCAAATTTTTAATTAACTAGTCTTCTATTTCTATTGAAGTAGTTGGATTATCTACATCTAATATAGAAGTAAGATTATCAATACTAGTACCAGATTCGCTTGAGCTGATAAAAGTTTTATATGTATTATTACCATAAACTGCATCATACCAAACATTACCAGGTTTACCACTTGATAATGGTTTTTCTTTCTTTTTAGCAACCATTTTCTCAGCAATATTTTTTATTGAAGCATCGATAATTTCTTGGTATTCTTCAGTTTCATTTTTCTTATTAGCAGCTTTACTGTTTGTTTTTATAACAGGAAACTGATTTGGGTTGTATTTACCGATTTTATAAAAAGTATAGTCCTGAAAGTCTTTATCTTTTATTCTCTTTGTAGATATTCCAAGCTCATTTCTTTCAAACATATTAGCCAGATGTCTATACATATCAGATGATTTAACTGTAAAATCATCTGCAATTATAAGACCTTCTTCTGAATCTAATTCTTTACAGATATAAGCTTCATTAGTATTGAAGTTAACAGCAATATTGATTTTATCACCTTCTTTCAATTTCATAATGCTTCTTGTACCACTTGAAAGATAAATTGTTTCCTCGTCATCTCCTAAAATTATAGCACAGTTTAATCCGTACTCATCTTTTACTTCAGGTATAGGATTTAACTTTTCAAGATTCTTTTCATCACTTTCATTCAATACATTCTCAATTATATCAAAATCCTGAAGATGAATATTATCAGTTGACCCATAGGTATTTCCTTCTCCTGAAAAAAATTCAGTATTGTATCTACCACTACCTCTGTGAGTTTTTATTATAAGGATAGTACCAATAGGTAGATTATGACCTGAAAAGTTACTTCTTATCCTTACTTTTTTATCAATAATATCGTTAAAATTCATTTTTGTTTATTATTCCCCTTCGTTATACTTATCTATAAGGTTAGAAACTAATCCTAAATCATTAGGAATATATAATGAATCAAACATTCCAACAGGGGATTTAGCTGGAAATTGACCATCATCATTTGTAACAAATTGATATTGCATTTTATTATCTACACCTTTAGAAACTTTAGTGTAAAGTACTACACTAAATAAGCCTTCAAGAGTTAAATATGAATCAACCATTTGACCTGCTGTTTTCATTTTAAATCCTGTAGCTGTTTCTTCTGGATGCCACAAGAAATATACTTTTAGATCACCTCTTGTATTTCTTGCTGCTTCTAATACTTTACTAATGTTAACACCAATGTCAGTAAATTTTTCATAACCTTTTTCTTTAGCTCTACGCATAAATTCAAAAGCCATGATGTACTGACTATCATCAATAACCATATTTTTAATTTCTGGTCTGTTTGACGATACATAATTAATTACTGATGCTAATACACTAGGATCTGCTGTTTCAATATAGTTACCACCTTCTTTAATATTACCACAATACAGTTTTTTCCATCCTTTAAAAGGAAGATTTTTACCTGCTACATTTGCTATAACAGTTTCTTTTGGATTTAATCCTGTATTATTTATTTCAGGAATCTGACCTAAAGAGGTTGATTTACCTGAACCTGATTTGCCTACTACGGCTATACCTGCCATTCTATTGTTTTTTCATATTGTCTAAATTTTCAATTATACCATAAATTTTTAATAATTTTTCCTCTTCTGTTGGTAAAGGTAACTCTTTAAAAAAGTTAACAGCACCATCAAAAAATAAAGGCGAAACAATACCACCTCCACCTTCTCTACCACCCAGAATCTCAAGAAATCTGATGTGATCTTTAAACCTTTGAATATTATACCCTTCATATGTTGATATTTTATGTCTAAATGGTGAAAATAAACCCAATATAAGATTTGCATCCTGTTGAGTAGTTTTATTATCACCAAGTCCATCCAGAGTAGGTCTTAATTTATCAAACTTAGCGTGTTCTATATTTTCTTGAGAAGCAGCTTGCTGCTGTATTAAAACAGGGATATATCCCCATTTATTTCTCATTGTCACAAAATAATCAGAACTAAGTTTTGCTATAGACCCCCATAAATCCTGACCATTTTCAGGATGTATTAATCTGGCGTGGTCAACAATTACTATCACATATTCATCAGGATTATTAGGTTTATAATAATCATCGACCTCTTTTTCCTCTGTAACGATAGTCCCGTCTTCTCTTTTTGATTCAAAGACTATCTTTTTCTTGTATTGTTTACCGTTGTGAGAAGCATAGTCTCTCATAAACTTATAAATCCCATAAGGATTTCTTATATCGTCTATAAAAGTTACTATCTGCTCGAATTCTTCAAAATGACTTTCTAAACTCTTAACTTCATTAAGATGTTCAGAGGATAAAATATCCTTTAATCCTATCGACTTTAACTGTGTAGGAGTCATTCTAACTCCTCCTTTACTATCTACATATAGTTTATTAGATATAGCTTGAAGTATTTTTTCTTCTCTGCTCATTTCTAAGCTAAAATAGAATATCTTTAATTTAATGTTAGATTTAGTAGATTTAATAAAATTATAAGGATTGTAAACAAACAGTTGATCTGTTATCTGAGTTTTACCCGATATGTTATCCTAAAGGCTCTTTATCCCTTAGCTCTATATATTACTATATAGTCCAGACTATATCATCACTATTACTAGTGTCGGATGTTCGTGGATATATTATATTCTAAAATTATAAGACGTGCTTTTTATAAGGATCTAAGCTTCCATTATCGCTTTTAACTATTATACTTTTAGTTTCAATATCTAGTCGTTGAACCCGCATTACTCATTTAAAGTAATGATAGGCTGCTGATTGTCCTTATTTATAGGAGTTTCCAGCAATTTATCCGATTTTACAAGGTCTATTATATATTTACCTTTAAATTTAATTTTTTTATTATAATATTGATATATACTTTCAGGAAATATATTAAAAAATTTAGCTGCAAGTTTTATAGAATCAAATACTATTATTTCATCATTATCCTTAAAAATAACTTTCCTGCTTCTACTATTAGAGTTTATTTCTTTTTTGGTTCTTATGTAAGGACTTGGGATTCTATCCCCTTTATATGTCCATAGGTAATTTTTACCTTTTTTATATATACCTTGAAGATTTCTAATTATAGTAGAAGGATGTATTTTTAATTCTTTACATGCATTAGTTATAGAATCCCATTCTTTAATAAAATTACCATTTAAATCATACTGAGTAATAGGATTACAGGTTTTAACCAATAAGCCTAACTCATGTAATTTCTTTTTAGTATTAGAATGTTTTTTCTTTGATTCTTCGCTTGGCTTATTTCTTATACAATCTTTAGTAATATTGTATTCGCCAAATTGTTCTATATAAAAAAATTCTCTTTCTGTTAAAGATTCTTCCTTACAAAACTCCAGCACAAAACATATAAAGCTATTTTCTTTATATTTATTCCAAGAGTTTTGAAGGTAACTATTATTGTGATAATTACCCCTTAAAGCACTCCTATGTCTTGATAATCTGTCATATATGTTTATAGAACTACCTACGTATTTTTTATCTGTAATTGTATTACAAATACAGTAAATTCCTGATTTCTGTTTTAAATTTGCATTTATTTTCATAATGCAAATATACAAATATTATATTAAAAAAGCAAATAAAGTACAAATTATTTTTACTTAAACCTTAGAGTTTGCTGATACAAGATAATATTTACCTTGCTGAATTCCTGGATTACCATATTGTTCAAATCTTGGCAATCCCCACGGAATACAGTTATGTAAACCTTCAAGTTTTCTTTCTCTGTTTATTTCAATATCGTTAACTACTCTTTTAAATATACTCATTATACTAAAGATGTTGTCCAATCTCCAGTAGGATTTGGATTCTTTTTAATCTCTTCAATCCATGCTTCAAGTTTACTATTGTCATTTTTTAGAATAAAATAATCTGCTTGTTGAAGATACCTATAATCTCCACCTAATGAATCTATGTAAGCTTTTGTAGCCTTAATTACATCTTCTTTAGTAATATCAGGATTCTTTCTAAAGAAATTCCTCATTTTCTTTACACAAGAAGCTTTACCACCCATTGCGCCAAGTTTTAAACCATGAAAGATTCCTCTAAAATCATCAATCCACTTTTCTACCTCTTCTTCTGGTTTCTTTAAAATACTTGTACAATAGGTTATATTCATTGATGATAATCTATCAAGTATGTCTTCAGTTGCTGCAGTTATTTCAAATTTGTCTTCTTCTATTTCTTTTATGTATCCTCTTCTTAGAAGATTCTGCAAATATTTTGCTTTATCTTCTGGAAAATTATCCACATATGTCTCAAGCTTATCTTGAGACTTTGACAGCAACTCTAATAGATAAAGTTGCTCTGCTGTAATTTTATATTCATATAATATTGATTCTATAATATCAGAAATCATTAAATTTTATCTTTGTAATATCATTTTCAACTATCTTACCTCTCACGTTATCTTTCTTCTTCTCTTCTTTAGATGTTTTTATAATTGACATATGTGATATTACTAAACCCTTGTAATGCTTTTTTTGCCCAGTTTTCATCGACAGTATTTGTTACAACCAGAATATAAATTTTTGCTAAGTGACCTTCTCGGAATCTTAACAATCTACCTATTCTCTGGATTGCATCTTTTTCTTTTGAATTTAATTGAACTATTAAAGCAGCTTCCATTGAAGGAATATTAACACCTTCATTAAGACATTCTACTGAAGCTAGCTCGTTAATAGATCCTTTTATCAATTTATTCAGATTCTTATCTGAAGTTTTACTATGAAAAGTATAAGGACTAAGTTCTTCTGCCTGATTAATACTGCCACAAAATATAAGACTCTTTTTATCTTTTAAGAATTTATCTTTTAATTTTTTAGCAAGTTCTGTCTTACTTCTTAGATTATATATAAATCTCATTCTTTCAAGAATCTTCCATTTAGCCACTTCTTTCTTTTTTGAATATTGTAGCATTAGAATACTTTTAGAAAGATATTCATAATGTTTTTGTTCAGTAGTATAAAAAGGCTTTTCTTTAGTACCTGCTTTTACATACTTTTCTTTATCGTCTAGTCTACATTCAATCACAGTTATCTCGTAAGGAGCAATTATTCCGTCCTTTACTCCCTGATCTATTGTATATGTTGCTATTACTGGCGCGTATTTGTTAAAGATTTCTAGTTTTATTTTATCATCTGGTGGTGTTGCTGTTAATGCAAGTATTCTCTTTACTTTATTTTTCTTAAAAAATGAAGAATTATGCTCTGTAATATTATGAAATTCATCAGCTATTACAAGATCAATTTCTTCACTATCTTCTACTTTGTCAATACTTGCGTAACAAAGTCTTTTAATTTTTGAATAATCACTTAAATGCTTCCATTTTTTAAATTCTTCTTTCCAGTTCTCATCTCTTAATTTTTCAGTAGGTACTATCAAATAAACATTTTTCCAATCTTTATTCTCACTTACTATATCCACTGCTATTTTAGACTTACCTGTACCAGTTGCATAAGCAACTGTACCCTTACAGTTGCTATCATACCATTTAATTTTAGCATCAAGTTGTAGTTTCTCTCTTGTCAAGTTCTATAGTATCATAGAATCTCTGAACAATTTTCTTTACTTCAGAAAAAGTTATCCAATCGTATCTAATTGAAAATACGTATCTTCCAATATCTGTACAAATAAAAGGTCTATAATTAAGTAATGATAAATCTTTACATACAAAATCTAAAAACTTTATAAGCATAGATTTATCAAAGTCTTTTACATAAAATTTGCATAATCTATATAAATCTTCTACACTTCTATTACGATTTTCATAACACTGTAGATTTCCATTAGAATAATAAGTTCTTTCTCCACGTACACAAGCATTGAAGAATACTTCTTCAAAAGAAGATACCTTTATTTCCTTATTAAACATTATATCTGAAAGAGTATCTAAATCATCGTCGGATAAAAAATATGAGTTTTTACTCATAAGAAGATACATTTAAAAGGTCTTCCCAATCTTTAGTAGTCATATCATACTCATCTTCTTGTGTTTTATTATAGAATTCTGTAATATCACCTTTATACCATACTCTTTTATCTATTGTCCAACAGTATGAAGATCTGAATCCTGGAATCTTTTTAAAGAGAGTTGAATATAGTAAAACAGCAACCTGTCTTAATGTACACCTAGGATAATAGTATTTACAGATCTTGTAAATATCTCCAAGGCTTCTTCTACGTTTTGATTGAGTTTGAATCTTTTCATTATCTACATAAATAGTATTCTTCTCAATATTCCACTTTGTAAAGAACTTAATTAAAAATTCCTCTAAAGTTTCTTCTCTCTTTTTTAATACTCCTTGTATTCTTATATCTCTTTCTCCAGAAATTTGTTCAGAGATGGTTTTCAATTCTTTATGTTTTTGTTCCGTTGTCATTTTTATATTTTTAAAATAACATTAATTGTTTATCTTCTACTACATCAATTATCTTTTTACACTCATTGATATAGAAACTATAGTTAATACCATATTCATTAAAAGGTTTTTCAACAAATTTATTAAATATAGTTACCTGATAGTTTTTATGGACAAACTCACTTGTTCCTTTTTTATATTGTTTAATAAATGTTTTACCAGGATTTGAAATATAATATCTTACATTTCTTTGCTGTCTTTCAACAAAAATATTATTATCACGAATCTCATGAGTTTCCCCATAAGAATCTCTGTCAAATTTTTGTCTACCACAAAAGTCATAAATGTCTCTATGATTTTTTATAGTTTCTTCAACAGGAATACCTTTTGTAAAATATTCCTGCATAGCTAAAGGAATAATTCTAAAAGAGTTATCTTTATGATAAGCAGGCTCACTGCCTATTACTTTATCAACTTCAAAAGCTCCTTTATTCTTTATCTTTCCTTTAAAATCTATACAACCGTAATTATTTATATCTCTTACCCATAGTTTTTTATAATCACTAAACTCTAATGTAAGTCTTGTAAGTTCTTCCCATTTTTTACAAATAGATGTATATTCATCTTGTTTATGTACAGGAATCATTATTTCAAGACCATCAGTATTTACCATTAATATCTGACTATCTTCTATATTGGATAACATTTCACAAAGCTTAGACATTAATAATTGTCCATGAATTGTTGTTTTCATAGTATATAGAGGATCATATAAAAATGAGAATACTTCATTACTTTTACCATAAGGAACATTAGCAGCCTCTTTAAAGCCATCTACAATAGCTTTATCACCATTCTTACCTTTAGTTTTTTCAGCCATTCTTACATCTACTATATCTCCTTTATATACATCAAGGAATTCCTTTCCTAAATGTTCTATATAAAAGTCATATTGTATCGCAAGATTTGGGTATAGAGAAGCTACATCACAGGATTTGATAATAAATTTATCATTAGATTCATAAATACCTGGTTTTATACAAGCATGTACTCCTCCGCTACCATAATCGTATTTAATACCTTTAAATATCAATTGTTTATTAGCTTCACCTTTAGTAGAAGATATTGTTAATGATTTAAAATAGTTAAGAAGATCATTAAACTCTTTACTTTCAAAAGTTATATCAGGAACACATTTTGATAGTTCTATTCTTGGTCTATATGTTCTTCTTTCTTTAACATCCCATATGTCTAATCCTGTTTTTTGGCAATACAGTTTCAATATTAATTGCTCACCTATTTTACCATTATTCCAGCTTATACAGGGAATGTTATATTTATTCATCAATTTCTTTCGTAAAGCTATCTTATCAGCACTCTTTTTATAGAACTCATAAGTAGCTAGTACATCATTTAAATTGTACTCAAGTATATCCTCAACTTCTTCTATTGTTATATCTTCCTTATTATGATCAATAGGACTTTCCATAACATTAGGAAAATTCATGGATATTTCCAGCGCTTTAAGACTTGTCTTCTTTATGTTAGCTGTATGTCACCATACAGATCGGACTATACCATCAACCTATTACCATTCAATATTTTTATCAATAACATCAATATTATTAACTTTTACTCCAAAATCTATAGAACCTACTCTAATTTCTATAGTTCTTCTAGTAGTTACTGCACATTCTTCTTCTATATCTATCTCCAAAGGTTTAACCTTTGAATCATCAATACATTGAAGAGCATAGTAGCAACTTAATAATAATTCTTGTTTTATTTTTGACAATTTATTAAAATCAATAGGTTGCTCATTGGTAGTCTCTACGGGCTTATTAACTAAATCTAATTTAGAAGTTTGAATTATCTTTAAATATACACCATTTTTTCCAGAATACTTTTCTACATCATTATCTGTAGCCTTTCCAAACATTGGAATTCCAATGTTCCAGTTATTAATATGGCATATAATATCACCTTCTTCAAATTCTTTAGTTTGAACTATAATTCCAAATTCTTTCATATTTTTAATTAGTTAATTAATTAATCTATCCCTCGGTATTGTCTTTAAATTCATTTGGTAATATAACATTTGGAGGAGAGTTTTTAAAGAATGGAGCAATTTCATTAGGATTATATCCACCAAGACCGCAACCTATTTTAGATACAATAAAAGTATGTTCTGAATTTTTAGCAAATTCTAAGAACTCTTTAACTTGTTTTTCTATAAATTTAAGATCTACTGATCTCAATCCCTTAGAAAGGTCTTTAGTAATTATTGCATAAGAATTACCTTGTAATCCTGATGATTGACCATATATTGCACCATATTTTAGTCTAGCTGTTAATGCTGCTCCTTTTCCATGCCTTCCCTCTGTATTACTTCCAAATACAAATATTTCCATTATATTAATTTTTAAAGAGTTTCACCGATATTCTGAGTTTTCTTATAATATTTCTATTATAAGCCGCAAGTGTCTACGGGCTTTATTATTATAATGCCACATTTTAAATAAATCAACCTGAAAGATTAACCATTTCTTTTGTGGTATTGCAACAATTGTATTAAATTCTTCCTGATTTTGCTGGTTTATTATATCTTGAGCTTTTTGATGAATTAATTTACAAATTTCTTCTGCAGTAAGATTATTAAGATTAGATGTAAGAAGGTAATGTATTATAGGATAATCAAAGTTTATATTGTTAAACCCTATACCAACAGCACAATTTTTTAAATGTTTTATAAGTTCATTTAAATCATTTCTATCTTTATGTATAACATATTGATATATTGTTTTGTTATTTACATCCATTGCCGTATATGTAAAACAGCTAAATAAAGTCTCAATATCATATACTACAGCTAATTTAGTAGATTTGTTCTCCATCTATCTCTAAAAATCTATCCTGTATACTATTTTCATTTATTATTTCTTCATCTTCTTCTTTTTTATAAGAGGTATTATTTTCTTTATATCTCAGATTTTGCAGTTTTCTAGGAAATCCTGCCCCTGTATAATTAACCCAATCTACTTCCCAACATTCAGTATTGTAGATGGATTTACCCTCATCATCAAGTGAAAAGGGTAAACCTCTATCTACAAATCTTAATAATTTAGCAGTTCCAATTGAGTTAGTATTATTTTGATAATCTTTAAATATCTCTACAATATCTCCTTTTTGGAAATGCTTCATTAGCGTACAATATAGCTCTGCTTTTCAATAGTAAGAGCTGTAATATTGGCAGGACGTACTGTTCTATAGTCCTTATCCTGCATACTATATACAGTTAAGTCACCTAAAGCAGTAACTGCTGACTTTTTCATATTACAATTAATCGTACGGGAATTACCTTTACCTACTGTTTTAAAAGTTACTGTAAAGAACTTACCATTTGAATTTTTGATAAGATTTGTTGCTGTGGTGCGACTAATGCGCTTTGTTTTTGTCATTTTTTAACTATTTAAGAAATTTTGAATTTTATTGACCATTTTTTCATTGTTTGTTTTAATAGTTACAAGAGTGGTCACTTCTTCCTGTAAGCTATTTATTTGATCTTCACGGCTTTTTACCTGTTGAGCTATCTCAGAATTAACTTTAGACAGGTCATTCATTTTGATATTAAAACGGTTTGCCAGATATCTTTATCCTGTCCTTGACAGAAAAATTTTACTCTGTAGATGAATAAATACTTTTTTACTTCTTTTAGCCATATTGTATTATGGCGAACTTTATTTGTTAGAGTATAGATTGTTGCCCAGTGATCTTTTTCTAACTTCTTTGGAAATCTTATTAATTTCAAGGGTATCTTCTCCAACATCTTTGTAAACAAATTCTTCATGTTCTATACAATTATGTTCATTTATTGAATACACATAATATACATGTTTCTCCTGAAACTTTCCTCTATATACACTATAAACTCCAGGAACTTCATCTCTTCCACAACCCCATGGGTCACAAGAAGATAATAAAATTAACCCTATAATTAGTAGTTTATTCATACTTTGACCAATATTTAGTTAGGTAACATTTTGTTTCTTCTGGTATATTATTATAGTTAGCTCCTTTTTTATACCATTTTATTACACTATAAGGTCCCCAATTATAACTCATCAACCTATGATTAATAGTTAAAGGAATGTTATTTTTTACTAAGATTTCTGGTATTCTTTCATTTAAGAACCAAGTACCTATTTCAACATTTATACTATCTACTCTAAGTTGTTTATATGTGTAAGGTTTATCCTTATTATGTATATTCCACTCTTTTAGTGCTATTGGTGTTATTTGCATTAAACCACAAGCACCATCTTGAGATATTACATTAGATTTGTTATTACTTTCTATGAAGCAGACTTGTTCTATATCTATCTTCATTTTTTGTCTGTTACTTTCTCCTACTAATATTTGTTGTTGTATTTCAGGAGCTAAAAGTTTTGATGAGCAAAAAAGAACAAATAATATAGAAATTATCTTTTTCATAATATTAGTTATATACTGTTTCTCCTTTATCTTCCTGTTTAACAGGTTCACTTAAACGTTTAAATCCTTCAATAATTACTGGTTTTTCATCTAAATTATCAGGTAATACAACACCACTGCCAAATTCACGTTTCCACCAACTGAAGGTATAATCTATTGGATGATCTGACATAGACATAGCTCTTGTATGAGCGGGATATCTATTGGCAACAGCATAGTCTTTTTCTTCAAGTAATATCTTTCTTGGTATATCACTTAAAATAAGTTGAAGCCAATGTACGTGTCTTACTTCAGTACTGTTATACTCCTGTAATGCAAAATAACCATTTCCTTCATCTGCTATTAACAATAAATTTGTAAAATAATAGTCTAAAAGAAACATTAATTTATTTACTTGGTATTTTTCTAAAGGTAAAGGTTTTAAAAATGTGTTATCAATGTTAATTACCATTATGTTAATTTTAATTCTCCTGAAATGTTATATCCTTCTTTTATATCTCCATCTAGCAATCTATGTTTGAAAGCAAAACTTAGTCTTTTTGCAATAAAATCTAAAGATATAACACATCTCTTATTATTTTGTTTTAATAAAACACACCATTCTCCTTTTTTATATTTACCAGCAGCAACATAGCTATTTTTTCCAGCAACTTTTACAATTTCAATACTTTTTAAATTAGGATGAGGTGATACTTTCTTTACTTTTTCTATTGTAGCAATCATATTTTTCAATTCTGATAATAGGAAGATGTTTTTTGATATATCCGTGACCACTTAAATCATGAGACTCCCATCCTTTAATTTCAACTGATTTAATATCAGGATTTTTTATAAGATCGTTTATTATCTCTTGCCAATCTTTCATACTAAACTAATAAACGTTTTCTAATTTCTTCCAAGGTAGTTTTTCTTACTAACTCTCCATCGTTAAATACAGTAGTTAATAATCCTGAATTCTCTTGATCTTTATTTAAATTTATCATTTGAAATAAGAAGGTTTAGTTAATTTAATTTCTTTAGTTATTATTACTGTTCCTTTTTTAACAGCATCACAACTTCCTCTAGGACAAGGACACATTCTATTTATTCCTATGGTCTTCTGTTAAATCTATTAATAACATCATTCTAAGACTATTAGTTCGTAAGGAATATGCATCATTGTACTATCAGATAACATTATAGCAAATGTACCTGATTTATCTTCGTATTTATACTTTCCTGTTGTATATGTATATCTACCATTTTTATAATCATAGAATTTTACTTCCTGATCATACATAAAAATCGGTCTATTACTAACACAAGAGGATAATAATAACATTATAATTATTAAGTATCTCATTGTTTTGTTTTTAATTGCTCTTCAAGCCTGTCTAATAATTTTCCCATTATTTCTTCTCTTTTACTAAATCAATAAGTTTATCTAAACAAGCTAATTGAGCTTCTTGATAGGTTATATAATACTCTTTCATTCTAAGGTATGGTTCCTTACCAATTTGTACTTGAAAATAATATTCAAACTTTTCATCCTTAAAAAATGACAAGTAATATCCTGCAGAGCTTACATTAATAGAAATCATTAGTTTATATTTCTCTCTAAACCAATCAAAAGCTTGACTGTATAAAGGAGCTATACATTGATAAGTTTTATTCTTTAAAGCTTTCTTATTTGTAAAATGTTGTATATCCTTTTCATCAAGCACAATAGCTAAACTTTCATCATTTTGATAAAACCCAAAACATTCTTCATCAAATCCTAGTTCTTGAAGTTCTTTAGCTTGTTTATATGGAACAAATTGTTCTGTTATTTTGCTCA